TATGTAACTCCATTAGTTAATCCTGTTATACTACTATTATAACTTCCTGCTCCTGTACCATCAGAAGTAGTAGAATTTGCAGTAGTTGGATTAGGAGTTGTACTCCAGCATACTCCACGAGCAGTAACTGGACCAGTTCCTGAAGATGTAATATTTCCACCACTAGTTGCTGATACATCTGTAATAGCAGTTATAGATTTAGTACTTACTGTAGGGGGAGCTGGTGCAGCTGTAGTTGTACTAGTACTAGTGCTAGTGCTAGTAGTTGTTATAGTACCACAATCAAAGATTTTAGTTGCTCCACATACACCTTGATCTGCTACCATAAATGATGTAGATGCAGGATTTGGATCAAATACATAACCTCCTATTAATGTGCTTGAAGGCACATCATTTGCAAAGATTGTCCAGGTCCCAGTATAATTTTCATACACATCTAAAAGTGGACTTATACTAGATCCTACAGTTATTAATGTGATTTTTATAGACATAGTTTTATATTTTATATTTTAACATTGAATAGTTGCAATCATCATACATTCTGGACATATAATTGCTCCATCTAATCCGCAAGGTGAGCAATCTATTGTTCCATCTAATGCACAATTTATGACACGTGTAGTAGTGGTAGTACTAGTTAAATTGTATAGTTCTTCAATTAGTTGACATATAACATTATCTATTTTTTCAAGAGACAATGTTAAGTTATCACATGTACGAATTCCTGTACAAGATAGATTTGGACCACTATATATTACAGCATCTGATTGTGCTGGATCAGCATGACAGTTATCATGATCTCCACAGCCACAACCACATTTATCACCTCCTCGTTTACCTAACTTAGCAAAGCTACCTACGACATTATATGTTCCTTTACCCATGATTAGTTATATTAAGGAATGTACATAATATAATAGCAAGCAATAACAGGTTGAATATTTAAGTGATAATCAGTTCCTCCAAGACTATTTCCTCCTGTACTAGCATTTGCTGTAGTTACAGTGATAATAGGAGTTGATTCAGTAGTTTTACCTACAGTGGGAGTAGTTGTACTTCCTGTTATTTCATATCCTGTAGTATCTCCACTATAATTTTTCCGTGTTGCATAATTAGTAGTAAGAGGAGAAGTACCACTTGTATCATTGTTAAATACATAATGCGAATGAGCAAATTGTGTAGCAGTACTAGTAGCACTATGTGTATGACTTGGTATTTGTGAAATGCCAAGAGTGATACTATTGTTACCTGTTACATCCCATGCTGCATAATTAGGATTAGGAGCATTTGCAGGATCTACAGCTGCATTAAGTGCATTTGTACCCATATTCTGAATAGCTCCTACAGCAACTCTTCCACGTTTATCAGGAGTTCCGTTATTACCATTACATAAATAAATACTATCCCAATCAGTACCAGCTATACCTTTACCACTAGAATCAAACTTACCAGCAATACTTCCATAATATTCAACAGCTACCCAAGGAACCATTTTACTTTTGATTCCTGTGCCATAAGAAATGCTACTTAGATAATCAGCAATCTGTTGGTCTAATGTAGATTCTAGTACGTATAGATTAAGACTATTAGTGATTGTGGTTACAGCTTGGTCTGTAGTACATAATTTGGTGATTATTGCCTGTACAATATTATGAGTGGTTGATGTAGAATCTACACCTTCTAAACATCCCACTGTATAGGGAGAATCTAGTGATTCAAGTTTTGTTACAATTAGATCAATTTGAGACTGAAGATCACATGTAGATTTTACAAGAGCTTTTGTTATATCTACAAGTGTCAACTCTCCACAATCAGGAAGATAACTTCTGACAAGATCACATAATGTATCTGGACCAAGATCTAATACTATTCCTGTTCCATCTAATGTAGAAGTCAGAAATTCAATAAGAGCTTGTTCAATATATGAAAGAGAATCACCATTTTCAATTCCAAGCACAGGAATATCTATTCCTGTGTATTTTACACACTGATCCGATATGATATCAGTGCATCCGTTAGAGCAATTACTACAAGACATAGTTATTTGAATTTTAAGATTTTTACTTTACTAGCAATCATCTTTACAGTGAACTGACCAGCATAATCAGGATTGCAAACCTTATATGTTAGAATTCTTTTATAATTTAACAGATCAGAAATCACTGTTCCTGATACAGTCTTATTAAGAGAGAATATTGTGTTATTATAAAGACTCTTTGCCATATCAGCTATTTTACAGTCAATATCCTTTAACAAGGCAGGAATGTCTGCACATTCTGGACAATTTGTTAGTCTAGGGGTTAACATTGTTATTTGTTTTGTTCTTGTTTGACTTTAGCATCACATGCTGCACATAGACCATTGGTTAATTGACATCCACATCCAACATTAGCTCCACATTTATTACAAGTTGCCATAAGTATTAAAATTTACTACATAATTATTACCAGTACATCCACAGTCATTATTCATAAAATTGTCTAGCATTCTATCTGCTTGTTTGTACAATTTAGTAGCTTCTGTAACAGCACAGTTATTAGCTGCTGCAATAGCTCCTTGTATAAAGAAGTAGATTGTATTTAGATCAACTTTTGCTTGAGCCTTAATAGCTCTGTCACATTCCATCATATCTAACTTCATAAATGCTTCATCAAATTTTTCCTGAAGTCTATCAACTCTTACAATAGATTTCTCTACAAAGTTAATATAAGCTGGAGCTATTGAATATCTCAGAAAATATACTCCATCAGGAAGAGGTAAATCAGGTTCTCCAATAGAAGTTAGTCCTAAAGTACTTGATGTATAAACAGTAAAGTTATCAACGCTAAATGGAAGACTAATTTTTGCAAAATTAGGAATAGTTATTTCAATAGTAGGTGCTGATACATTAGGTGGATCAGTAGGGTATATTGATGCATCAGCTATTCCTAATGTCTTAGTGTTATATGTAGGAATTACTAGTATATCTAATTTAAGATCTGCCATGGTTTACTTATTTAATAAAAAAGGGAAAGAGTTAACCTCCTCCCCTTTTTTAAGTTTATGTACGCTACTTGATTAAGGAATCAAAGTAGATGTTGTTGTAGTTGTAGAAACTGGGAATGTAGTAGTAGAAGTTGTAGTGATACAAACATTGTTATCTACCACAGTACCAAGACCTGTTTGAAGAATTGTTGAAAGAGCTGTTGAAGCAGCACCAGAAGGAACAGCAATGATCACCATAGAGTCTTCAGTGATATAAGCACCCCAATTATACCCAGCTTTATCCAATTCATTGAATTTGATATAATAAGTATCATAAGTAGTACCATCACTTACCCAGCTTTCAAAGTTTTCATTATAACCATTCATCCTATACAGATGTTTCAGGTAACCTACCTGATAGCTGTAGAAGTTCTTCTCAAGTTGTTTAATCTCGTCAGAAGTACCAGTAGCATAAGAAGAACGCTGAGTGATTTGAGCTTCTGCTACAATGTTACAATTATCAGCAACAATAAAGTCAGCTGTAGTTGCAGGACCACTGTATACAAAAGTACGGAACCACATCCTGTCATATTCAAATGGGAAAGCTGCAACATCACATGGCTGACCATATTTTGTTAAAGGTTTACCAACAATACGAAGAATTGCATTCGCATCATCACCCACACGATTGAATGTAAAGAACTGAGTAAGGTGGATGTTGTCTGGATTAATACCAGGAGCTTGTTGTTCTAATTTAAGAATAAATGCATCAATCAATCCAGGAACATCTACAGTATCACAAGGATTACCACCACAATCACAGCAAGGAGCTTGAACAGTTACTGAACGAGTAAGACCATTGAAATACAGAGTATCAATGTAGCTAGAGTGAGCACGTAATGTAAGAGTGACAATATCACCACATTTTACGTTCCATCCAAATACATCAGTTACCTGATTTACAGGAGTAGGACATCCAGATACTTTGTACCACTCAGTCACATTAGAGTTACAACCAGTTCCAGAAGGACATCCTTTAATCTTATCAGATCGTTTGGTAGCCTGCAAATAGTTATTTACACGTCCTTGTGCAACATAGAAATAAGGATTACCTCCTGTGCTCACATCATTAGTTAACGTATAATCAGCATTTGCAATACCTACCTGACCTGGGGTAAGATTTTGTGTAGAACCAGAACTAGGAAAGGTACTACCTTGCGCTACTGGCACCACAAAGACACTAGTCAATGAAAAATCAGCCATTTTGTTTATTATTAAGTGTTAAGAAAAAAAAATCATTCATTTGTTTGTATTCGCATTTGTGAACTTTGTACGGCAGAAGCATTCTCAGTGTACATAGCTAGATTTTGAACTGTTAGATCTACGAGCTCATCCTCCAGATAATTCTTTAATTCACAATCTGTAGTTATAGATGGATTTCCTGCAAGATTAATGTAACCAACTTTATCTATATATACTGGATATCTGACATAGGATAAGTATAAAGCAGTAGGTGTAAATGTACCATCTGTAAATACAGCTATCTCATCAGAAGATATGAAGTTGAAAGTTTCTTGATATTCAAAGGAGGGTTTATAATGATCATTATTCAATATGAATTGAAGATCACCATGACTGGCTACATCTCTGTTTATCCAGATCTTTCTATTCTTACATCTTCCTTTATCAGCTATTACATAACTATCTACATAGAACATGTAAGATGGCTTAATATCCAGAAGAGAAGTTGTCCATTTATTTAGTTCAGGATTTGTCAATGTCAATTTGAGAGGATGATCTTCATACAACTCAATAAGTCGCTGAAGATCTTCGTATCTCTTTTTTCCAGCATCCAACCCCATTCCTGTTGGGGTTGGTGTGCCATCTATCTTTTGCTTGATCAACTTGATCTGTGCTTCATTTAAAGCTAAGATCTTATCTTCAAGGTTAATCTGCTGATGCTCATTAGTAGATAGCTTATTTAGTTTCTGATCAATCTTGTATAATAAACTATCTACTGGTATCATAGTGCTGCGAGTTTCTTTGTTTTAAGTTTTCCTTCAAGGATTAATAACTCATCTTGGTTATCATCATTTACAAGGAATTTAATTAAATCATCTTCATCTTTAGCAATTTCAAATTCTCCTTCATAAATTTTACCATTAGGTTTAACTCTGTAAACAGAATGAGCAATTGCTTGTTTTATAAGATCTCTAACATGGAGTAAGCTTTCTTGCATATCTGCAAATCTAGTAAACACTTCGATTGTAGAGAGTCCTTGATATTTACCAGCTTTAAATTCTGTTTGTTTAAGAATATTATCAACTTGGTTATATACAAAATCTTCTTTAGAATCTTCTGTGACTGGTAATCCTAACAATCTAGCAACCTTACGTTTCTTTTCAGGACTCATTCCATCAAATTTAGCAATTGCTTTATTGATTAATTGTTTCTTTCTGAAAACAACAGCATTCTCAATTTCATCATCAGCAACATAAAATTGTGTATCTGCAGGATATTCACCACGTTCCCATGCTTCAAGTGTAGATGCAATTGTTGGATGTACACGTAACCAAGAAAATGCTAGTTCCTGAAATGGAATACTTAAATCAAATAGATTATCACCATCTAATAATTTAACAGGTTGAACATGTCCCTGATCATCTTGAGAAGCTGATAGTGCATAATTCCAAAATTGAGAACGAGGTCCAAGATCTACACCATTAAGAGCATATTCTAGTTTTGTTTTTAATTCTGCTACACGTTTTATTTCTAATTGTTTTTCCAAAGGATCTGAAATTCGTTTGATGTACGAAGCATCTGGATCTATTCCTGTTCGATACTTACCATCTAACTCCTTATAAGGAAATTTAAAAACTCCTGTTCCAGGAATTCTTGTTAGATTTTTCTGTGCAAGTCCACCTTGCATTGTCTGCAACTGAGAACTATTATAGTCTCTTTTGATTGTTGAGATCTTACCAATCTTACCCATGTATGTAGTTAATTAATTATGAATTGTAGAATGTTAGAATCGAATCTCACAGCAACATTTCTGTTCTGCATTCTTAGTAAGAATCCCCTCCAGATTTCTCTGGAGGGTTTTCTTGGAGACATTATATTTAGAACTGAGGAATTTCTTCAATCAATACTGTACGAGAGAGGTCTTCAATAAAGACATCACAACGGTCTTTCATCCATAGTTCATATCCTGGGAATTTGTTAGCACTTGACATACCCTGAGATTTAGCAAAACCTAAGTGGTGACGAGTACCATCAATATAACCCCAAGTCATGGAAGGAGCACCTTTCAGACGTACTTCACGGATGTTGTTAACCATAGAACCATCGCTCATTGGACTAACATCAAATACCATGAATACAGGAGTAGATTTCTTGTTCTGTCCAAACTCTAGGTTAGACTGTGGAAGATCAAGTTCTTTAAGGTGGATAAGTTCAACACGACCAGTCTCACGAGTTACCATGCTATCAAAAGCAAAGTTGTAAGTGATGTGCTGACCTTCACCTTGCATATACCTGTTTCCAGAATCTGCCATAAAGGTAAGACCAGAATTAAGAGCATCTGTTTTAAGAG